GCTGCGTGTTGTTTGGCCTCGCTGGCGATGGCCAGCAGTTCGTCGAGCGGCACCACCTGCGTTTCCGCCACGGCCCGCCGTTCCTCTTCGTCACGCATCATCTCAAAGGTCTCGACCGCCCGGACCGCGAGACCGATAAACCCCTCGGGGTACGCGTCTTTGTCCACCACCTCGTAACCACCCTCGGGCCGGTCGGACTCCCGGACGTCGACGTAAAGCTCTTGGCTATCTCCGACGGCAAATGTAACCGACCACACTGGGTATGGGAGGAACGATTTGTCGGTCGGGATATAGGCAGTTCGGGTCCGGTGGGCGGTCTTGAAAGCCTTGAGTGGCGTGGTCATCGTTGTGGTCCTTTGTGGTTTTAAGTTTACCGTCACTTTTTTGACGGCTGGAAAATCGCGTTTATTTGTCGTGGAATGTCGCGTGTTGTCGCGGGTTGTCGCACCCTATTTTGACCTTGACGCCCTGTCAGCCGGCGGTGTCGTGGCGGTCCGTTGCGTCATCATCCAGCCTTCGACCACCGGCAGGAACCACCGGGGCTGTCCACCGGGCAGCGAATGCGTTGCGGCCGGGAACTCGCCCGCTTCAATCATCCGCTCAATCGTTCGGGTGGTGACATCGAGCATGGCGGCAATCGTCTTCTTGCTGATAAGTTTCATTGGCAGCGGGTTCCTTACAACGTGAATAATAGGCCGCGAATATTCCCTTGTCAATAACCGGACGCGAAAAATATCCAAAATAATTGGACGCGACTATTGCCCGTCGTGTATACTGTCCTCATGAGCGATGAAAAACGTGGCCGGGGGAGGCCAAAAAAGATCCCCGATGGCAAGCAAACTCACCTTAAACTTGTTCTTGTGAACGGGGAAAAGGAACGATTTGATAAAGCCAGAGAAGCGGCTGACATGTCGCAGAGCGAATTCACTCGTGCGGCGGTCCTGCACTCGGTCGATACCGTGCTGGGCGTCAAACCGGCCACGCCGGGTCCAAAGCGGAAGAAGTAGCACGGGGCACTATGGGCAAGTGGGCGAAGTGGTCAGCGTGACCGGCAGTAGTCCAACCCAAGTAGTGTAACGCCGTACACCACCGACGCCATGACGGTTGAGCGACTGTTAGAGTATTTTTGGACCTTAAAGCGGGTGGCCCGCTTTACCGACGGGATAAATCAACGTTTCTATGCACCACGAACGAAAGGTAAGTGCACGATGGTAGACGCCACACCGTTGTCGATTGAAGAGTTGGGCAGCATTCGTTCAAAAATCGCACGGCATGGGGACGCCGTGGTGATCAGCGATGAACTATTTGAACGGCTGATTGCATCATGCGAACAAAGTTTTGTTCGCCCAATGTCAATTGCCCCGACCGACGGTCGCAAAGTGCTGCTCGAATGGCCGTTCTGGTCGAAAGACTACGTGATTGGCAGTTACACCAACAATGGTTGGTGGTCCGATTGCGTTCTGACTGGCGACGGGCCCGGACCGACCGGCTGGATCCCGTTGCCGAAAGCGGCCACCTGACCACCACTCGCTCACTGCCTCGCGGCGGTGAGTCCAGGCACCCGGTTCCGGCTCATTCCGGCGTTCGGATGACGGAAACCGGCCAACAGACACGGACTCGCCCACCGTGGCCACAACGGGCCAACCTTACACCGAGGCCGACATGCAGGATAAACCGCTGACGATGGAAGAACTGGCCAAGTTGTCAAAGCAGCTTAGCTCACTTGAAAGCGATCCGCAATGTGTGCGTATCAAAGACTATTTCAACTCGACATACTTCAATGTCAAGACAATGCGCCGTCTCCTCGCCGCCGCCGAACGGTCGATCCGGCGACCGATTGCGACGGCACCTTGGCCTATCAAGTGGCCTGAAACGCCGGGGTTATGGGTCGAATTCCACGGCCCACTTGGTGGGTATAACGTTTCGTTTTGGGACCAAGAGAAAATTGACGATTACAAGCGGCTTGAGATCCCGCCTCGCAACCAGTTTTACGGGCCGATCCCGATCCCCGGCGAAGGAGGGGTGTGATGCGTACGAAAATATATTTTGCGAGCAAGTCAGCACATGGGAGCCTATGGAAGATGGTTCGGCAAGATTATGCCGAAATTAAAGTTGTTTCAACGTGGATAGACGAATGCGAAAAAGGCGAAACCGAAGACCATTCCGATTTGTGGAAACGATGTGTTGATGAGCCGAAAACGGCAGACGTACTGATTCTTTACGTTGAGCCGGGGGAATATTTGAAGGGGGCTTTGGTTGAAGTTGGTTCCGCACTTTCGAACGGTGTACCGGTAATCGTCGTTGGCGATATTAGTCAGCATAGCTGGCGTCATCATCATTTAGTCAGTATTGCCGAGTCGATTAAAGAGGCTATCGACATGACCGCCGCGGCACTTCGCGGCGTTACCGTCCGTCCGCCCGTTCTTGCCTCGACGAACGTTTACGTTAGATTACCCGCCGGCGATCTTGCACCGGTCGAGGACGCAATCGTCGACGTCCAGAAGACCGACGACGGGAAAGATGCGACGATCCGGATCATTCTTGAACTCGAACCGAAATAGCGGTATATAAACAACTCAACCCTGCCAGTGCTGGAACACCGGTCAGGGTCAATTCACAACGGAATGAGGTTCCGCCATGCCTTCTCAATATAGCAAGTTCATTTCGTCAAAGTCAAAAGCCATTAACGGAAACGGATTCGATCCGCTGTTCATGCCGGATATTTTCTATCCATTTCAAACGTCACTCGTTGATTGGGCGGTTCGCAAAGGACGAGCCGCGATTCTTGCCGATTGCGGACTCGGTAAAACCGGGATGCAATTAGGGTGGGCACAAAATGTCGTCCAGAAAACAAACCGTCACGTTCTCGTTCTAACTCCGCTTTCAGTTGGAAGGCAAACAGTTCGCGAAGGTGAAAAGTTCGGCGTCACCTGCCATCGTTCTCAGGATGGTAAGTTTCCCGAATCGGCTTGCGTCGTCGTCACTAACTACGAAAAACTTCACTACTTCAATCCGAGTGATTTTTCCGGAGTCGTTTGCGACGAGAGCAGCATTTTCAAAAACTTCGACGGAGAAACAAAAACAAAAGCGACCGAATTCCTTCGCGGAATTGACTACCGATTACTCTGCACGGCAACCCCATCGCCGAACGATTTTGTCGAACTCGGTACATCGTCTGAGGCACTTGGCGAACTCGGTTATCACGACATGATTACCCGGTTCTTTGTCAAATCCACGATCAAGGATTATCTCGGATGGGGGCGTGCCGACTACCGATTGCGAGGTCATGCCTACGATGGATTTTGGAAATGGGTCTGCTCGTGGGCTCGAGCTTGCCGAAAGCCAAGTGACTTGGGATTTGATGACGGACCGTTCGTTCTTCCTGAATTAAGCGTCAACGAAGTAGAAGTATCAACGCGAACGACTTCGCCAGGTAGATTGTTTGATGTTCCTGCGATCAACCTCGAAGAACAACGGGCAGAGCAGAAAAGAACAGTGCCAGAACGATGCGAAAAGGTTGCCGAACTGATCGATCATAAAGAATCCGCGATCGTTTGGTGCTATCGAAATGATGAAGCCGATTTATGCGAGAAGATCATCAAAGGTTCGCGGCAAGTTTCTGGATCACAAAGCGATGAAGAAAAGGAGGAATTGTACGACGCATTCCAATCCGGACAGCTTTTGAAACTGGTCATCAAACCTAAGATCGGTGCATGGGGGTTAAACTGGCAACACTGCAATCACATGACGTTTTTCCCTTCGCACTCGTTCGAACAAGTCTATCAGGGTATTCGTCGTTGCTGGCGATTCGGCCAAAAGAAACCGGTTCGCGTTGACATGGTTCTTACCGAAGGAAGCAGTCGGGTCATGGCCAACTATCGACGAAAATCAGAACAGTGCGACCAGATGTTTGACGGTCTGGTCCGCAATATGAATCAATCTCTTTCCATCGGTCATACAGCCTATGGAACCAAACCAGTCAAAACCCCTAAGTGGCTCAAATCCTAGAGGACAGTATGTCAAAAGTCATCGAATCCAAAATCGAAGATCGTTACGCGATTTACAACGGGGATAGTTGCGAAGTGATTCCAACTCTTCCCGATGAGTCGATTCATTTTTCAATTTACTCGCCACCGTTCGCGGTGAAATCCGGCGGTGCGTTGTACCACTATTCATCATCGGAAAGAGACCTTTCGAACTCAGTGAGTTACAAACAGTTTTTCGAACATTACGAATTCATCGTCTCGGAGATTCACCGGACCACAATTCCAGGGCGAATCAGTGCGGTGCATTGCATGGATGTTCCGAACAACGGAGCGAACATTTGCGGGTACAACGACTTCCCCGGCGACCTCATTCGGTTGCATGAAAAGATCGGTTTTGAATATCTACCTCGAATCTGCATTTGGAAAGAACCTCTCGAGGTTCGCAACCGAACGATGACAAAAGCTCTTGCCCATCGGCAGATTGTTGAGGACGCTACGCTCGTCAACGTCGCGGCGGCGGATTACCTCATTCCGTTTCGAAAGAAAGGTAAAAACCCTATTCCCGTTACTCACGAAAACGGATTCCATCGTTACGTTGGTGCGAGAAAGATGCCCGCCGATTTGTTGCGATACAAAGGGTACAAAGGCAAACAAACTCAAAACCGATATTCACATTGGATATGGCGGCAATACGCATCGTGCTTTTGGGATGACATCCGGCTCGGTCGTGTTCTGCCTTACAAAGAAGGACGAGACAAGGACGATGAAAAGCACGTCCACCCGTTGCAACTCGACGTTATCGAACGATGCTTAGAGTTGTGGACGAACCCGGACGAAACAGTCCTCACGCCGTTTATGGGAGTCGGCAGCGAAGTGTACGGAGCAGTCCTCAACGGACGCCGCGGCGTCGGGATTGAATTGAAACCTTCGTACTATCGGCAGGCGGTAAAGAACCTGATGGAGATCAACGAAGACAATCTTATCGACGAATCTAACGACTTGTTTTCGGAAGTTGTTGACGAACAAGAATCAGCAGAGTAGTCTATTAAACGCAGAAAGCCAGGGCGACAACCCCGGCTTTCCACTTGGTTCTCGTCCTGCAACGAACAGGAACGGCACCCGAC